CTCTTCGCTTTGCCCTATACTATTAGCAGGTTGATAAATGGCATCGTAATCATTGCTGATTCCCAGACAATCACTCACTTTGTTTACTGCCGGTTGGCTGTAAATCCTGCCGTTAATAATTGAGGATAAATATGGTCTTGCCAGCCCGGTTTTTGTTGCCAGCTCGGACACATCCATGTCCTTGTCAATTAAGGTGTGCTTTACCAACTTGCACCAAGGCGGAAGTCTTTTCTTCATCTCGCACCCTCCCTTTCTCGGTTCCGCTTATTCTTTACTTTTGTAAGGTTCTCATGTAAAATAATGAGTATGTACTCTTTATTTCATTCTCAAATGCATCTTACATTGGTAACTATAACTCATAGTTTTGAGTAGGTCAACCCCTGTAACGCATTTTTTTGAGTTTTTATTTTAGGAGGTCATTATGTTATACGATAGATTTCGTGAAGCCTGCGAAAAGCGAGGCACTACAATAACACAAGTTCTGCGTGATATAGGGCGTGCAGAGGGAAATACAGGGAGCTGGAAAGCAGGAAAATCCCCGAAACTGGACATTGTTATGGAAATGGCTGAACACCTCAACATGACATTGGATGATTTTGTATATGGCGATAATCCACCTATCGCAAAACCATCAACGCAAAATAGTGAGTTATCCGATATGGAGCAGGAACTTCTTGAGGTTTTCTCCCACATACCGGCGGACAGACAGCAACTGTGTCTGGACTTCTTACGCACTCATATGGTCCAACCCGAAAAGTATGCCGACAAGATGAACGCGTAATCACTTTGGACTATGCCAGATACCGGCGTCTTAATAAACCGGAATAATTTCAGAAAGGACGGTGTGTTATGTCAAAAACTGACAATATCATAAAACTGTATGAGCCATCATCTAAAGGCAATGACAGCGAGCGTGATGCTTACGTTCAGGAACTCCAACGTTTGCTCGCTTGCTATCAGCTTGCCAGTTCAGATGATAAAAATGTCGTTTGGGCAGTGCTGAACAAATATGCACCGCATATCGACACGATATAGCCCCAGGCATGGGGCTTTTCTTGTTGTATGGGAAAATTATTATGAGAAATAAATCATTGGCAAGAAGAGCCAATAACCGGGCAGAACGCCCTCGTAAGGTTGCTATTTACATTCGTGTATCTACGACTCATCAGATAGATAAGGATTCTTTGCCGATGCAGCGCAAGGACCTTGTCGCATATTGTGAACTTATCCTCGGCATTGAGGATTACGAAATATTTGAAGATGCAGGGTACTCCGGGAAAAACACCGACCGGCCTGCGTTCCAAGAAATGATGCAGAAAATACGTGCCGGCTCATTCTCCCATTTACTTGTCTGGAAGATAGACCGTATCTCTCGTAATCTTCTGGACTTTGCAGAAATGTACGAAGAGCTTCAATCCCTGCGAGTAACTTTTGTCAGTAAAAATGAGCAGTTCGATACTTCAAATGCTATGGGCGAAGCTATGCTCAAAATCATTTTGGTGTTTGCGGAACTGGAACGAAACATGACATCGGAGCGTGTTACCGCAACAATGATTTCAAGAGCCAATCAGGGACTTTGGAATGGCGGCAGGGTTCCTTACGGATATTCCTACGATGCAGAAACTTCTGTGTTCTCCATCATCCAGGATGAAGCAGATGTGTGTCAGCTTATGAAAACAGACTATTTCGAGCATAAGTCTATTATTCATACAGCAAAGTTGCTAAACGATAGGAAAGTTCCTACCAGGTCAGGTGCGCTCTGGTCCCCTACTGCGGTATGGAAAATACTGTCCAGTCCTTTTTACGCCGGTATCTACCGATACAATCATTACAAGGGAACTGAAAACAGAACCATCAATCCAGAGGAAGAGTGGGTTCTTGTCCCAGACCATCATCCTGCAATATTTACTTTGGAGGAACACGAAAAGATATGTGATATTATGGATACAAATAAAAGAATGTCTAATCTCCCAGGGCAAAAACACCGGGCAAAAAATGTATATGCCTTTTCCGGCATCCTTTACTGCGGAAAGTGTGGCAGTAAATTAGTTTCTACTCCAGGAAGATTGCAAGCCGATGGATTCCGCACTACCACTTATTCGTGCCCGAAAAAGAGGAAAACGCATGAGTGCGATAATCCATCTATAAATGATTTGATTGTCGGAGAGTTTGTCATAAATTATATTTTGAATATGCTCAATGCGAAAAGTTCTTTTTCCTCCATCAGTTCCCCTGCGGAACTTGAAGAGCATTTGCTTTATGGTGGTTCATTCAAGGACGTGCAGCATATCTCGGAAGATGGTCTGAATGAATTTTACAATCTTCTATCTCGGTACGGTTCGGATAGTTCCTATGTCTTTGCTGTGAAACGTCCTCGTAAGAAAAAGGCTGCTGTCAATCCAGAGGTTGAAGCTCTCCGCAAGGATAAGGAGAAACAGGAACGTGCTCTGAAACGATTGCAGGATTTATACCTTTATTCCGAAAGGGCAATGACCGAAAAAGATTTCATCATACAGAAGAATGAAATATCCTCCAGGATTCAGGATATTAACACCCGGCTCGGTATGGTTACGCACGATGCTAATTCCACATTGTCAGATGAGGATTTTGTACGGCAAGCAAGCCACCTCCTCATTACGAAAAAACTTATTGGTCGAGAATATATTTATTATAAATCCCTGGCGCAGACTGTTTCTCCTGGTGTGCTCAAGATATACATGGAAACTATTTTAGATTCCGTCTATGTGATTGATGGACGTGTTTCCTCCATCATATTCAAGAACGGCCTTACCCATACTTTTATATACAAAAAATGATGTCGGTATAACTGCCTGGAATAAAACAACCCAGAAGCCTCAACGCTCCTGGGTTTTATTTTATCCCATTATTCAGTTATTTTTCAGGTATGGGATTTCCTTACAAAAGTAAGAAAACGGTGTTATTCGATAAACATCGCATCACCGAACCTTTAGGAATGTAGTCGAAATGTTACATTTGTCAGTATATCATATATATAGGAAGTAATCCAGTTCTTTTTTTCTGTACTATTCCTCATAAATAAATCCGTTGTCTGTAAGGTATATGTATCCGTATGGTTCCGCTATGCATCCATCCGTATCCAGTTTCCCATATACGGCACAAGCATAATATGAGCCGGCATGAACTATCCCGGTGCCATCTCCGCATTTAATTACGAACCATCTGTATCCGCTGTTCCTCACAACCTCTTCGGCGAACGCTCTGTACTCCTCCTCTGATATTCCCTTTAAGGTGTCTTTGTCAACCTCAATGTATGCCATCAAGCTATCGCCTACTATTTTGGATTGCAACTCTGCATCAATCAGTGGATTCCCTGTTTCATTTTTCCCCGGTATGATAACGCTTTCCGGAACTTCCTGCGCACTTTCTTGAGTTTTTGAATCGCTTTCCTGGGTTTTGCATACATTTTCTTCGATTGTGATAACATTTTTTGTATTTTCCTGCGTGATTCCATATTTCTGCGCTACCATCTGTTTTCTTTTTTCGGCACTGTTCTTGCTTATAGCAAAGGCGGCACATACCAGTACCGCCACAATTACAAGAACCGCCATCGCTCTTGTTTTCTTCATTCTCTCTGCTCCTCTTAAGCTAATATTTTGTAATTTTGGATATGCGATACCCGGAACAAACACGTTTTACACACTCCATAATCATCTGTCAAGAAGTAATAGTTCTTCGGTAAATACAAATTCGGGTCGTTCCGATACCGTTCATCTCCCGATTTTCTTAGATACCCCTCGTGCTCTGCTCCATCGAATAGTCTGACCTTTATTTTCCGTCCCAGGTTTTCTTCCAGTGCCTTTCTATTCATCCTGCTCCTCCTGTACTGTTTCTCCTTTGGCGTATGCATTGAAAGCATCCTCAAGCCCTATTTTTTCTATCACAACCATCAGACCATATGTAAGTTTTACTAAATCGAACGCTTTTATATTCAACAGTTCTACGCTTAAATCGTCACTGCCGTTTTTCAGGTCTACACAGCATCCTTTCTGAATTTCTTTCGTGCTCCCATCGTCATACGTTACCGTAATCCCTGTAACTTCCTTGTCTTTTTCCTCGATTGTATAATCGTCCATCGTTATTCCTCCTGCCTATTTATCCTTTTATTTTTTTGGTAAACTTTTTTCCTACGCTCCCTGCCTCTCTTGCACTTTATCGGGCAATCAGGCATTCGCCTTTTGTCAGCCTCTCCGGTATCTAGCCGGACTTCACTTCCGGTTATATAGCATCCAGCAAATTCTACATCCGCCATTGGAGCCGTCCAAAAAGGACACCAGGTGCATGATTTAGGCAGATGCTCCGCCCTAATTTTGAAACCGAATTTTTCATAATTTGCAAGCATTGATATTTCTCCTCATAATTCTAATTGAACGGTAAGCCGGTATCATCATCTGGGACGCTCATAAAACCATCGCCATTCGGAGTTGACATCTGACCGGCTCCCTGCACTTCGCTACTTCCTTTGCTCTCTGCGAACTCCTGCTCCTCCACTGTTATTTCAGTGGTATATATTTTCTGACCGTCCTTGTTTGTATAACTTCCTGTTGTGATTCTTCCAGAAATAACAACTTTCGTTCCTTTTCTGAAATACTTCTCGGCAAACTCCGCCTGTTTTCCAAACGCTACACAAGGGATGAAATCTGCTGTTGGTTCTCCCTCTCTTTTGAATTTTCTGTCTACCGCAACAGTGTATCTTGCTACTGCTGTATTGCTCCCCTGCGAATATCTAACCTCCGGGTCGCGCGTAAGGCGACCTATCTCGATTGCTTTATTCATGTTTTTCCTCCTGCTCACTGCCGTTTGTAAATCCAGTTTCTGTCATTAGTGCATCTCGTACCAATTTTCCCTCCATATCGTATCCATACCCTTTATAATCTGCCTTTCTATTTAGGAAATCGCAAAACTCTTTACATTCTTCCTGAGAAGTAAAAAATATTGTGTATAGATTTTTCACTTCAATATCTTCAAAATTTTTGTCATGGTCAATTATCATTCCTGGCAACACTGCGCTACTGTCAGCAACAATATATCCACTTCCTGGCTCTCCTTTTTCTTTGTACCAGATGCGAACTCCGCCGCTTCTATCTTCCATCTCATATATTACATTTGCTTTCGGGAAATAGATTTTTGCATATTTTCTGCATTTGCAATCATCTTCAACAACTTTTCCTGATGGTAATGCAATTTTTACTTTTCTCCAGCTATCGCATTTATCACATTTTTGTTTATAAAGATTTTCCCAAGTTACAGACCACATAACTATTTTGAATTTTTCCATCAATTCCGTTATTCGTGCGCATCTTGCATTATATTCTGCATTCCGTATTGCTCTGTCACACTCGTCTTTCTTCCTCTCGAAATCTTTCTTGACAGTATCGAAATTTTCTTTAATTCCCTGCAATTTTTTGTTTTCTTCACGAAGCCGGTTCATTTCCTCGGTGATTTCTCTTTTTACAGACTTTTTTATAGCCTCTTTCAAATTATCTATTTCTTCTTGATATTCGTTTTCTGTGTAAAAATCTTCATCCTCATAATCGTAAAACATAGATATAGTTCAGCTCCTTTCTACCAGCAACTAACTGATGCACCATATTTCCGAGCGAGCTTGCGGCTATAACCTTTAGTACCCCCCCC